TGCAGCTTTACCATACCTTTTTGATGCAATTTTTGCAGCAGACCACTGTGCAGAGGCAGTTATAATCTTGTAAAGATTAACCAAGTTCTGACCAGCTTTACCATCTAAATCACCTCTTTCAATTTTGTCCTCTAAAATCTTCCTTTTATCCTCTAACTCACTTAATTTAAGATCCACAGCTAATTCTTTCGACTTTTGATACCTTAACATTAATGAGTCATCAGCTATTAAATAGTTTCTAAAATTAGACCAAGTAATATCAACATCATCCTTTAAAAATACTTCTCTGATAGTGAAACCATCTGCAAAGTAATCCAGGATCTTTTGAGCTAGTTTTGTAGTTAATTTTTTTTTTCTTGCCATAGTAATTTGGTGAGTCTGTCAGTTATAGAAAGGAAAGAAAGAATAAGAAACCAACAGACTCAATAGTTATAACCTAATAATTTAGCATCTAAAGAGGGAGCTAAATATGTGATATTTATACCACAACATATAGTAGGTTTACAAGTCAAAAGGCATAGGTTTTTTACTAAATGTTCGCTTATCAAGGGTTATTGGATTTTGTTTTAATTTACCATCAAACATCAATTTGTCTATTATTCGTTGAACTGTAAAAGCTCCAAAACGACAGTTAAACACTATCCAACGCATCTGATCCACCGACAGCATTCCTGAATTGTAATCTTGTTGGATCTGTAAAACTATTTCAATCTTTTCAGGGGGGGTGTAGGTGTTTCTATAGCTTAACTGTAAAGGTTCATTATTATAAAAATATGGTTCTTCATTCATTTCTTAAAACCTTTAAAACCTTTCTTATAAGATATAGTATTGTTAAGGTTAGTATTGTTCTTCTTAATATTAAGTAAATTATACTTACCCCCCTGCTTATTTAATAAGTAGTCAGGTGCTTGTATTTTAGGTAGTCTTAACTCATATTTATTGGCAGAGGTCTTTCTGTGGATAATTAAGTATTCTTTTTTAATAAGCTCATTTTTGGCTCTTTGTAATGTAGATAAACACATGTCCAATTTTGTCATTAATGTGGCATTTCTCAACACCCTAAATTTTGGCGATAAATACCTTAAATAGACAAATAATGCTTTTGCCTCCTTGCTCAACCCTTCATCAACTATTAATTGATTTGGGATCATGGTAAACCCTTTAGTAGTCATAAATTCTTTCCTTGTGGGTAAGTGTTTTATACTTAATCATTTTACAATCAATCAGAACATTTAGCGAACATAAATTATTTTACACTCTAGGGTTTTTGTACTTGCTAAATAATACAAAAGTTGTATAAATATTGTATGTTTAACGAATCAACAAAAGGAGAGAAAATGATTAAATATATAGCACACTCTAAAAAATGGAGAGACAAGATAAATGGAAATACATATTTTTCAGTTCAAATAACTGACTTGAAAAATAATGAAACAACAAAAGTTCCATTTCAATATGGTTATGGAGATCACTTTAAGTCTATAACATTAAATCAATTATGTAGAAAAGATAACACTTCAAAGTTTAGTCTTTATCATGACTTTATTAAGTGGATTGATGAGAAAGATTGTAAAAAAAAAGATGTTTTGAATTGGGGTGGTAATAATGAAAGCTAAAGACATAGACATATATAAGATATTTAGCAAAACCTTTAAAGGTCGTAAGATGTTCGGCTTTATGGGTTTTGGTGAATTAAGTCTTATGGACAAAGTTAACAAGCCAATAAGACAAACAGAGGAGGTCGTTCAAGAAGATATAATTGAGCTGCCAGAGGATCTAGTAAATAAACTTAATAAGGAGGGATAATGAAAATAGCAAATAAAAAGCTAGTTAATAGTATGAAAAAAATACTTCTTCAAGAGCTAGATGAACAATTTAAACATAATTATTCTAATCTTGAAATGTTATTTAAAAGAAATATTAAAAAATCAATAAACAAAACTGCTAAAGATATTAAAAATGATATTAATAATTTCGGTTCATTTATTGGAAGAAAAAGAGGAAATAATGCCTGAACTAAAAGAAGAACACTTTGAGGTTATTGATAAGAATAAGCAGAAAGTCTATCAAGAACAAAAGGAAATGAGAGAGGAAGCTATAGAATATATAGGTTCTTGCTCAATATTTGACTTGCAAGAGGTATATAAAATAATAAAAAGGTTAAAGGATAGGAAATGAATAAATTAATCTCAAAATATAAAGTTTGGAGTCTATATTATAGATCCGAAATTGTTTGGTTCTTGGTGGGTCTAGCAATAGGAATAATTATATTTTAATGAAAGGAGAAAAAAGATGAGTAAATATAAACAAGCAACTAAATTTGAAAGAAGTGGTTGTCAAAAAGATAGGTCACATACACCTCATTGGGTTGTAATTACTGAAAAAGGTATTGTGAGTCCATATTTTCAAAATTGGACTTCAAAAAAAGATGTCAGTAATTGGGCTAATAAAAACCTAAATGAATACTATGAAATACATAAAGATTGGTTTGTAGAATAACAAAATGAAAGATAAATATAAACTTACAAAAAATGATTTGCATAATCTTAAAAGGTTAATGCTTACATATATTCTTGAAGGGTCAAAAGCCAAGAATGGAGTCTATTATAATAAATATAGAAATTGGAAAGGAAAGGGTCAATTATGCTTGGAAATCATAAAAAATTAAAAAAATATCAATACTTGTATTTACAAGAAAAATTATGTGCAAGAGATTGGTATAATGAAGTTTTACAAAATGAATCTTATAATAAAAGAATTACATTTTATTGTAATTGGTTAAAAAAAATTAACGAAAGGTATAATTATGCTTGAAACAATTATTGCAGTAGAGATAGCTTTATTGATATTTTATTTTGCTACTAATTAATGAACATATATGGCGATTATAGAATTTGTTGTAAATGCCAAATGAAAGCAGATGTGGTTGAAAGAGGTAAAGATTTTTGTGCAGAATGTTGGTTTCAATATTTTTCTGGCGAAACATTGGAGCAATACGAAAAAAGAATAAAACAATTAGATGAATTAAGAAAAGATAAAAAATGAAATATTTAATAATTTTTATATTGGTTTGTGGTTGCAGCTTAAAAGATTATGACCTTAACCCAACAACAACAGTATTTAATCAATTAATGAAAGGTATAAATGGCAAAAGTAAACCTAGATCCGAATGATGTAGAATTAGCTTATACAATAGCTCAAAAGAGATTTATTGGTAATTTAAGAATGAATAAAGGTTTTAGCTATGGATATGATAAGAACCTTAAAAATCAACTCTATGATGGCTTTCTGGGGGCATTAGGAGAGGTGTCTTGGGCAAAATGGACTAACTCCTACCATAATGCGTCATATAGCGATAATTTGCAAAGATATGAGGATTCTGACTTTCAAGACAATATAGAAATAAGAACACAAAATAAAAAATCATATAATTTTTTACTAATTAGACCTGGTGAAAAGAAAGGTAAGTATATTCTAATAATTAAAAATGATGATAAGGATTTTAATTTTAATATTGTAGGTTCATTTATTTATAATGATGATTTACCACCTGAAAAACTATCTAATTTTGGTTATGACCATAGACCTGCTGCTTATAAAATTGAACTTAATGAACTAACACCTATGGAGGACAATGAAAGATAAGATAAATTTTAAAATTTTTAAACCTTTTGGCTCATCAATGGCAAGAGCTGAACTACCTTTAGAATTATTAAAAGATTTTAAAGAGGATTTAAAAAAGATAAGAGCTGACAAAAAAAAACAAAAAGACCATGATTGGGGAGAAAGATTGGTCGGTCATGTAGCAGAGGAATATTTAATTACCCCAGAGATTATGCTTAAATGGAAAGCAGCTTTTTTTGATCCAATTATAGCTTCATATACAAATGCACATATAAAACATAAAATTAAAAGTATCTTAATTAATAGTGCTTGGTATGTAATATCTAAACCTGGCGACTATAATCCTTGCCATAGACATACTGAATATGTGCATCCTAATTATCATTTAAGCTGCGTTGGTTATTTACAAATACCAGACTCCATGATTCCAACAAAAAATGCAAAACAACACAATGACTTTTCAGGTCAGACAGAATTTATTGAAGGTTCTGAAAATATGTTTGCCGATGTTAATTATAGGGTGATGCCAGAGGTTAGGCAGTGGATCTTGTTTCCGAACAATTTATCCCATGTTGTTTACCCATTTAATAGTACCAATAAAGATGATGAAAGAATATCGTTTTCTTTTAATGCAACAATAAATTTTGACACAGATAATGCACCCACAAATTGAAATTATCTTGTATAGTATTTTGACAATTTTTGTATATTTTATAATGTATGGTTTCAATGCTTAAAAAAATAGGAAAAGAATGGACAAAGAAAGAGGAAGGTGGAATGTTTACTGCCGATCATTTATCACCAAGTCAATTAAATAAAAATATAGACCAATGGTTTTTTGACTATTGTAAACTTACTGCTGCTGAAAGAAAAAAATTAAAACCTAATTTAAAAATGATATTTGGTGGTTTAGCAGGTCAAGCTATGCAAGACATGATTACAGAAAATTTAACATTAGAACAAGTAATGAAAGGTAAAAAATGACAGATCAAGTAATGATACAACTTGCAAAACTGCAAACAGAAAACAGAAATCTTAAACAAGATATAAAAAAAAGCACACAATTATTATTACAAAGAGATGATGAAAAAACAGAATTACAAAAAGAAGTAGATAAACGACAACAATTAATAGA